TATCATTGTATTTTGCTCTCTTAACTAGATTTGTTGTTTTATTATTCCAATATAAGCCCTTGTAAGGTGTAGGCTCTGTATTTCCTGTATAGACTGCAAATGCAGGATAAAATGTTAATGCCACGTAACAACTCTTAATTTCTGCTGTATCGTATATTATTGGTGTTTGATAATAGAATCCGTAGAAATATCTATAAGTCCAAACTTCTCTTGAACTTTCGTTATATAATGACATTTTTGTATCTAATATTTCCCACTGTGATGTTTGCAAGTTATATTTTTTAGGTAAGTATATCGTTGTATCTAACCAATTCTTGGTTGTATCTGTAGGTGCTGTGTTACTTACAACTACAGGAATAAAATCTGATTTCTTAGGTATTTCGATTATTTGCTCTATTTTAGTTAAATCTTTTAAATCATCTGGTGTCAGTATAATACCAGGCTCATACAATGAGTAAGGTTTTTCTACTTCTGTAAAATCTGCCTCATTAAGGAACATTAGTCCTACGCAGACATTTCCTTGTACTATACTGTTTTTTATGAAGTGTGATATTGCCATTTTGTTTTCATTTTGATTCAATGTAATAGGTTCTGTGATATTGAATATATGTGATACTGTATAGTCTTGTCTTCCATCAAGCTTAATAACTCGTCCACTCAGTGTATTTTCATTAGCATTTTTGCCGTTTGCCCAATATTCGTTAGAAGTTGTATAAGCAAAGTAGTTTTGAGCACTTAACAATGATTTTCTTGAGAGTTCTGATACTTGCCAACCACTACTGTTGTACACATACATTTGATTTTCTATGTAACTTCCACTATTAGCAGTACAATACCAGTATGCCCCTTCAGTAGGACTGTCAGGTGGTGTATCTGACTCTTGATATGGATATTTAGCGTGTGCTAACCAAAAATTATTATCATTAATCATTGCACTATTTCTGATTAGATTGTTTCCGCCTACTCTTCTAGTTGCAAATTTTAAACTTTGATTGGCTAGTTCCAATGTTGCAAGCTTTTCTTGTGTTTGTTCGTTTATTGCTTTGACTGACTCTTTGATTGAGTCTGCTGTTTGACTTATTTGTGAGTCTGTTTCACTTTTTGTGTAGTGATTTTCTTTTACGTTTCGTTTGGTTTCGTATGTGTCACTTAACCCATTATCTCTAACATATGTGATTTTCGCATTTGCTGTACTTGTTATATTATTAATACCTCTAAATAATGTAAAATGTCTTAATTTCTCCCACGCTTCTTTTTGGTCTTCTGTATAAGGTACTATTTCTTCTTCGGCTAGCTCGTATTCTACTCTGATATGGTTGTTTGATAGCCAAGTTTTTAACTCTGCAACCGTGCTTGCTCTGCTAGTATTGATTCTTAATCTTATAAGATTATCTATAATACTTTGAATGCCTTCTTCATCAGTATTCCAAACGTTTCGATTAATAAATTTATCACAAATTAATGTGCTCGCCTTTTTCATATCACTTTTAGGTATACAGAAATATGAGGTGTTTGTACCAGTTTGGTTTGCTAGCGTATACCAACCTGTTTCTGTCCCATCCAGCACAACTTGTTTCCTACTATGATGTATTCCATCATCTACCAAATAAGAGTTTTTGTATAGCTTTTGTCCTTCTGATAATGGGAAGTATTCTGTTTGTTGTTGGTGGGGTTCGTAGTCTGTTACGACCATGCCTTTTTCTATCATTATCTTCGTAGTAAAGTTGCTATATGTTCCAGCTTTAACAACTAGTCGCATTGGAACATTTTGTTCTTCTGTTAATGTAAAAGTTGCTTTGTTCCTTATAGCCGTTGCTATTGAACCATTCGCGCCTAAATATATATAACTATTGTTTGGTAAACTATTAGTCAAACTAATAGTATAAGTTCCCTCACTTAAATATCTTGAGCCTAAATTAACAGATGTATTTGAAGAATATGTGCCATTTATTGTTATTTCATTTCCTGCATATAGATTCTTTCCTACATCTTTTATTTCTAGAGAATTATATGGTACGTAATTTGTTGCTATTGGACCTTCTTCCACCTGTATACTGTCGAGTATTTGTTGCAATGTTATCCCATTTCCCTCAGGTCCAATCCTAAATACAAGATATTTTACATTTGAAGGTGTTTTATAATTTTCACATTTAGTTGCACTTGAAGATTGAATACCATTTATTATGTTGACACCATGTGATGGCAAAACTTCTGTACATCCAACATAAAAGCCTTGGGCATAAGTTATAGCCTTACTAATACTATAATAAGTATTTGGATTACATTTAATATATCCAATATACTCATTTTCAGACTGTACAATACTAGTTGTATCCATATACAATTGAAGGTAACCAGTTTTTTTATTAAACTTGTTCTTCCCCTCCAAATTCTCTATTTTGCTTAGATTATCTGGGCTAGGGCTTGCTCCCTGTCGGCTCTCGCCCTCTAGCATTATATCTATTAATGGTTCCGCAGATGCATCATCTATATATATGTTCTTTCCTTCTGCTGTACCTTCTATTTTTGTTATGTTCTCTACTGATTGCTCTACTGATGATACTTTACTGGTTATTCCATTTACGTCTTGCTCTACTTTGGTTAGCTTCTCACTTTGTTCTGACTGCTCTTCAATTACAGCTGTCATCTTTCCGTTTATTTTATCAACTGCTAATTCTGTGTTTCTTCTCCAATCTTTTAAAGACAAAACTTCTTTATATGCTTGTTGTGTTTTAGTTAATGCAATTGCCTTAATTATTCCAGAATATGATCCGTTATATTTTAAAGTGTGTTCCATAACATAAGTTATATATTCTTTATCATTCTTGTCTTTTACTTTTATCTTATCCCCTAGTTTGAGCCAAGGGTAGCCATAGTAGCTTAATTCTATCGGAAGATATGTAAGGCCATTCAATGCGTTGAAAATGCCGTTTATAACCGCTTCTCGTTCTTCTGCTGATGTTAAATAATAATTATCTGCTATTGTTATCTGACATCTATTCTCGTCTGTCACTCCTTCTGCTTCTTTTATTGTTTCTTCTCCATCTACACCACTATTCATTTGTATTCTTACAGAGTTTACTGGTCCAAATACATTGTTGGGTTTAAATTCGTCATAATTATTTCCGTCAATAGTTTCTACTGCTTCTCCACTTACATCAAGATTTCTTACATAAAGTTTACCATCCTCTACATCTATTTCTGCGAATCCTCCTGCTAATTGAACTAGGTTACTTAATACTGTTTTTCTAGTTTCTTTATTAGTAAAAGGATTTCCTTTTAACATATAACTATTATTAGGAAAATTTTTATTCCCTAGTGTTAAACCAACTTGACTGCATAAATTTTCTAAACAAGTGTCTAGTCTTATAGGGTATGTATTACTATCTACATATTGAGTGTCAAATTTTTTCATGTAGTCATACCCTGTGAAACTTGTATTTCCTGATACTTCTTCTGTGTCTGGTTTTGGAATAGTATATGTTCCTAATTTTTGATATTCTTTTGCATTGTTTATTTCTATTCCTGTTTTTATATTTATATCTTTATTTTCTAGTGAATAGTTACCATCATCTAATAGCTTAACTGTTGCCTTTTTAGCGACAGCAGTTCCAATAAATCTGTCGTTTACATAACAGTTGGAGTTAATTTCAAATTCTTGTAAGTCATTATTTTCTGTTATATTAGTTGCAGTTCCTTTTATATTTATTGTTGCATATTTTAAATTTTGAACGTCTGCTTTGCATTCCTGTTTAAATTCATTACTTGCCCTTTTTCACACCTACAATTCTATTAATGATTGACTTACTGCGTCATATAGTTTTCCTACACAATCTATGTCAAATAACATTGATACTTTTCTATCTCCTCTATATGCACTTATTGTTTTGCTCTCTCCCGTATAAGGATTGAAAAATGTAACGCTTATTGCTCTTCTTGGTATGTGGGAATAAAATTCTGTTAATTGTGCTTGGAATAAAGGAGTGGTTTTTAATATAACTTTATATTTTGTTCCAATGTAATTTAATCTCATTGTACCTTTTGCATTTCTTCCCGCTTCTAAACTTAAGTCATATTCTTCTATCTCATAACCTGCTATAAAGTCTGGTTTATAGCCTTCTATTGAAATCAAGTCTCCTGATACATAAGTTTTGTTTACAAAGTCTGATACATATCGTTTACTCCTTTATTTCACTCCTTTATACTGGCACAGGGAAAGGTAGCTCCCCTGTTTGCTCTACATATTCTGTAAATCCTTTTGAAGCTTTTTTTACTATTATTCCTTCATCTGCCCTGACATCTAAATTTACTCTTGTGCTACCGTTTTGTGCATTTGCAGTCATTACAGCTTCATATACACCTGCTTTTATTCCCTCAATAATTTGTCCGTTGTTGGCAACAGATGTTTTATTTCCTATCTTTCCTACCATTTCTGGTAATCCATTTTCTCTTGCTAAGAACATCTCTCCACTTACTGGAAATCCTCCACTTTCGTATCCGTTCACTGTTAATTGATTAATTAAGCTATCTATATTTCCTGAAATTCCTTTAAAGGCACTACCAAGTATTGGAACTCTACTCATCTTTTCTACTGACAGTTTAATTAATTTTAATTTACTTTTTAATTCCTTAAAATCAACATTTACCCCAAAATCAATTTTAAAATTTCCTTTTAAATCTTTAGTAATTGCTTCATATATGCTATTTGAAGCTTTTTCAACCTTCGGTACTGCATTGTTTGTCTCTTGAACAATTACACCAGTCATCTTTTGGACCTCTTTTTGTACCTCTGGTGATAACTGACTAACCTTTTTTCTATATATTTCATAGTTATTTTCGCCTAATGCTCTCCAAGCTTCTACAACTTCTGGTGTTAAGTTTTCAATTTTTTGTGTCTGGTTCTTTAATGAATTTGCAACTATTTCAACTTGAGAATTTAATAACTTTTCAGTTTCCTCATTAATTTCCCCTTGAGTTTCTATCAATTGTTCTTTCTTATATTTTGCAATTTCTATTTCTTTTTTCATTTGCTGATTTATTGTTTGAGTCTGTGTTCCTGACTCCGTTTCATAGCTTTTAGTCATTTGTTGTAAAATTCTATCAACTTCTTCCTGATTAGCTGATATAGTTGCAGTTTTTAAGTTTTCAAAATCCATTATAGTCTTACAACAATTAGTCCAGTTCTTTGTACTTTCATCTACTTTTCGTGTAGCTTTTTCGTAAGTATTTTTTGCATTTGCCAAACTTTGAGTCCAAATATTCTTATAACTTACTAATGCTTTTTGATACTTATATGTGTTATTAGTATAATCAGCCATTGTAAGTCCATAATCTTCCAATATTTTTGAAAAGTTTGATTGCGCATCTGAACAATCTTTTATTGCTGTTTCTTTTGCCTGGTATAGTTTTGTGCTTTCCTGGATAGCTTTTGCATAGTTTCCTTCATTTGCATTTAAGATTATTTCTGCTTTTTTGGCATTTATTGTTTTATATATACTGCTTGTGATTCCATCTATACTTTCTATAAGTTTCCCATTTTGATATATCCTATTACCAGTTAATTTATACTCTGTTCCAAAGGCTTTATTTAATTGATTTAATATAAAATTTGCTCTTTCCTCATAACCGGTTTTAACTTTACCATTTGAATCTGTTAAATTTTCTAGTTCCTTTGTTAACTTTTCAGTATATTCTAGTTCTGCCATCTGATTATTAATTGTATCTTGTGTTGCTTTTGTTCTCTCCTCTATTGTTTTTGTACTTTCCTCTATGGCTTTCCCATTTTCTTCTATTCTTTCTCTCAAGTCTTTCGAAACATTGTTATAGCTCTGTAAAGCTGTGGTTCCTGATGCTACTAAGCCTGTAAGGGCTCCAATTACTGTTCCTGCTGGACCAAAGACTGAACCAATTAATGCTCCACTTGCTGTTGCTCCAGCTATTCCCCCTGCTAATTTTAACAATCCTTCTGTAGTACCTATACTTCCACTTTTCAAATCTTCCATTGATTTATACGCTAATACACATGAGCCACCCAATCCAGCTATGCCCCCTGCTACTTTCACAGTGTTAGGTATTAGAGATAACATTGCACCAGTTGTTTTACCAAGAGACTTTGTTACACTATCACCAGCTTGTCTGTACAGTTTAAACTGTTCCACTCCTAATTTTAATGCAGACCAAGTTGTTCTAGTTTCTTTGCCTAATAATGCCAATCCTGATTGAAAACTTGTAGTTGCCGTTTTGGTTCCTAACAAAACTTTTCTTAAGGTATTTAACCAGCCTATTAATTTCAATGTTTTTGTTCCAATATATAATGCACATATTGTTTTTAAAATACCTAGCATAGTTTTTGCTTGTTTACTCATTCCAGCATATTCCCAGTTAATTTCTCCAGTTAATGGGTTTATTTTCTTAGTAAATCCTAACCACTCCATTATTTTATCTCTAATATCTGTAGCTTTACCTTTTACTTTATCCATTAAGTTGTCATATTCTTGCATTGCATCTAATAGTCTTTGGTCTATACCACCACTTACACCACCTGAGCCACTACCAGAGTTACTTGGCAATGTTATGTTATTTATTTCGTCGAATCCCATCAACTGATTTTTTAATTCTTTTGCTTTTCCGCTAGCTGTTCCAAGGTCATCCGCCAAATCATCTGCTCCTATATTTGCACTTAAATTTACTTTTTGGTCCGAAACTTTGAAACCAAATAGTTTAGTAACCATTTTTAGGAGTTCGTTTATTACCATCATAACACCATTAATATAGGGTAATATTCCACCTAAAAATCCCTGCCATAAATTACCCATATTTCTTTTAAAAGCTGTTACTTGTGCATTAAATATTCTTAATTGGTTTGCAGGGCTTTCCATGGTATTTGCAAAATCGCCTTGTGCTATTTGTGCTTGTTTTAATACAGCAATATAACGTAATACCATCTTTTCTGCTTGTGACATATTTTTTACACTACGTTCTATTCCTAAACTATCTGCAATAGGTTGTAATGATTGTTGCGTTATGTCAAGCCCCAAATCTCTTAATGGTTTAGTTTGTCCAGCTAAGCCCGCTCTTAATTTTTGCATTGCATTTTCTGGATCTATATTATATAAGGATGATAAATCATAACCTAGCTTAGTAAAATTTTCTGATAGAATATATGCATATTTTGCACTTATTCCCATAGATTTTGACATAGAATTAAATAATGCTTGATAGTTCATACTCTCTTCTATGTTTACACCTAGTTTTTCTTTTAACTCATTTTGAAATTTTACTGCTCTTTCATAATACTGGTTTAATCCTTTTAAACCTTTTCCCATAGATACACTAAAAAGGTTTGCAGTTTCTACAAAACTTACACTCTCATCTGTCATTCCTTGTAAAGTTTTAATCATCTTTCTACCAGTTACAACTGCCGTGCCCAATCCTGCAATACCTTTGACTGTGTTACCAAAAGAAGATTTTTTTATTTGGCTGTTTAATTTTGGAATACCTGTGTTCTTACCAATTTTGTCTAATTGTGATTTAAGTCCCTTGACAGAATTTTTTATTTGGTCAATCCCTGTTATTACACTTTGGTAATCCAAAGTTACTCTGTCTTCTAATGTATCTACATTATAATCAGCCCTTTTTAGCACTCCTTTGCTCTAGCATTATTTTTGCATTTAAAAGTTGTTGTTTTATTTTGTTTTCAACTTCTTTGCTCTTTTCTAATTTATTTAATGGCTTGTCTTCAAGTTCAATCGGTTTATTCGGGTAATTTTCGCTTTTACTAAAAGCTGATGTTACCGCTATATAGGTGTAATAGCCTTGTAGCCAAGCACTTGTATTCATCATTTCTTTTTGTAATTTTGCTTCTTCTTCTGTTTTTCTTATATATAAATTTCGGTATGTCCAAAGCAAGTCTGGTTCATCGTTCCAAAATTCTTGCAAGGGCATACCGAACTTGTATTGCTAATGGTATTAAATATTTATAAAACAGTTCTTGAAGCGTTTTTACTTTCTCCCCATCTGTTTCTAAATTTCTACTATTTCTATTTCCTTGATTTTCTTCTTTCCAGCTGGGGCTCCTGAAAAAGTCGAATATTGTTCCATAATGAAACTTGATATTTGTCCAATATCTACGCCTTCTTCTTCACTCATGTTTTCTTCTATATAATCATTTAATATTTGATTACATTCTGCTACTGTATTTTTAGGTTGTTTTTCCAACATACCAAAATGTAATAATTTTGCTGTTCCTTCTACTGGTGCCTCATCCATTGAATTTAATGCTTTGATAAAGCCTTCCTTTTCTGCTTTTAAAACAGAAGCTCTGCTAGAAAAACCTATTAAATATTCTTTTTCTTTAACTACTAATTTCATAAATTTACTCATACTAATTTACCTCCATTTAAACCTTTTAATTATGCACTTACTGTTGGTAACAATGCTGTAACTTGTTTTGATGTTTTATAATCTATTGCTTCTGGTGTTATTGTTAATGTTGCTTCTATTGGTGCATTTTGTGATACTGCATTTATTCTTGTTCTTGCATTACCTTTTATTGTATAACCTGTTCCATCTGGGAATTTTACTAAGAAATCATGTGTTTCTCCGTTACAATAAGGCATTACTTTATTATGGAAATTTTCTTCTGTATAGTTATATAAGAAGCTTTGTGCTGGATTGTCTCCTCTACCACCTATATAACTTTTATTTTTGTCTTTTAATGTTGTTACTTCAATTTGTTCTGGATCTGAACCAGTATCTGGTACATCTTTAATTTCTACTAACTCTGTAAATGAGTTTGCACCTTTCTTTTTTCCATATAACATTGTTCCAATATCTGCTATTGCTTTTACATTTTCATCTGCCCTTTAAATTACCTCCTAAAAATAATTTTCTTTTCATTAATTGTTGCCTCTGCTCTCATATATAGCCTGTCTACGTTTCTGTCAATATTTGATGTTGGTTTAGGTTCTGCCACCTTCATTAGATAGTGCCCCTCGAAAACATCATATATTAATTTTTCTAGCTCAGCTATAATGCTTTGCCTTGCAACCTTTTTATTTCCAACAGTTTTATCTGTCGAATAAACTTCTATATCGAATATCAAGCGATATTCTTTTTCTTTATGTGCTAATGTTTCGTCTTTAATTATTAATTTACATTCTGGTATTACTACTAACGGAAATTTGTTTATTTCTTGAGGTGCTGATTTTAATACTACTGGACTAAACTTAGACTTGCTTTGTATATATTCTTTTGAATACTGATACATTTCATCATATACATCTGGTCTTGCCCTTTAAATCAACTCCTTGTTTCTCTTAGTAGTTCTTCCTCTGCTATTTGTGGAAACATTTCTCTTGCTCTTTCTAATGCTTCATAGAAAGATCTTTCTGCTGGCAATCCTTTTGTCCAAGCCCTTAATGTTCCACTCTCATCTGTCCATTTATATGGATTAGGGTCATTTTCAGTAGTTGGGTACCACCAACCTTTTTCTCCATGTCCATTCACGTCATATTTCCACCCTGCTTTTGCTAAAGCTTCTGCTGTGTGTGGTATTTGAGAACCTATTATACCCGTCCCATATTCATGATATGTCCATTTCTCTTCAGTATTTCTAATTCCTGCTACCGCTGTTTTACCTTTTGTTATTGCTGGTATTTTTTCTGTATCTGGGTAAACGTCTTCCATCATTATATCTGCTAGTCTATCTACAATTCTTAAAGCCACTTTTGGCATATTCTTCTTTTTAGTTTCATATCTTTGTATCATTTTATCTAAATCCGATAAAGATAATTTTACTTCATTAACTTGTTTGCCCCTTTATATCACTCTATTTTTTCAAAATATATTGCTATTTTTTTATTTTGCTCTCTTACGGAGCTTATTCTATAATTAGCCTTGTCACCATAAACGCTCTCATTAGTAGGTGTTGTTCTGTCTAAATATGCAACATCACCTTCTTTAAATTCCCCTAAATATTTGTCATAATCAACAAATACTCTTTGCATTTTAGAAGTTTTACTCCCATATTCTGCAACATCACTTTCTCCACTTAATGGCTGTATATTAAATTTTCCATAATATTTAGGTTCATCATATTCATTAATATTGTTTCCATAATCATCAAATGTCTCTTTTAATAGTTTTGCAATATATAAATCTTTTTTTTGACAATCTTTTCTACTCAACTAGGAACACCTGCCTTTGCTGGAGGTAATTCATTTAATAAGTCTTGTGAAAGTCCGGCTCTTGCATAACTTTCAGAAACTCCATTTTCCGACCAGCTAGTTAGATTTTCATCTCCTGCTAATTTATATAGCTCTATGGCACATTTTGTTTGCCATTCTCTGGCTCTATCATTTGGTAAGTCTGTTATTTTTTTATCAAAAGGGTAAACTAAATTCAAATATCTTTGTTTCGCTCTTTTTAATTTTAGTTTAAATATTTCATCTTTTTCGTCATTGTCTGCGTTTTCAAGTATCTCTAAACGCATTTCTTTTATTTGTTCTTTTTCTGAAATCCTAATTTAGTCCTCCTTTTTTACTATTTTTACAACCTTTACCAACTGAATTTTATTTTTCTTTCCCGCTTCTTCCAATTCTCTTAACCTGTCAGCAGATACTTTTATCCTATCTCCTACGCTCATATCTTTATTAAGTTTCATATCAGAATATGGATTTATAACCTCTATTTCAATAACTCTTGCCATTTTTCTTTTACACCTTCTTGTTTATATTTAACGTTTTGGGGTATATTTTTATAAATTTGCTTTATTTTATCTTTACTAATATTCATATCAAATGGAAGTATATAACCATTTTCTCCATCTTTTATTTCTTGCTTTGCATTAGGAAAAGGTGTTACTAATACTGGAACTCCTAACAATAAACTTTCATACATTGTGTAACAAAAGCTTTCTGTATCGCTTAATTGAACAACATAGTCATGATTTTTAATGACTTCTCCAATATTTTTTGTTATTGATTTTTGAATAATCATATTCTTGTATGATTGTTCATTATAAACGTTTGTGCCATATACATTCCATATATATGGAATATGCAATTCTTCTAATAAATCACATAGTATTTTCATTCTTTCAAAACCTTTTTCTTTTGTTAGTCTACATAAGCTTAATAATTTCAAAGTTTTTTGAGAATTTACATAAGGTTTTATAAGAATATTAGGAATTATTATACTGTCATAATCATATTCTTTTTTTAGTGAATCTCTTGCACTTTCACTTACAGCTATAAATTGTGTATCTGGAGAATATTTTTTTATTTCCCAGTCCCAAAATCTTTTCATTTGAGACCAGTCTGAATGAACCATTTGATATATTTTTTTATATTTTACTTTTTCTATCATTTGATTATCTATTAAAACACTTGTAATTATTAATGTATCACATTCTATATCTGTAGGTTCGCATACAACATCTGCATACTGACTTAATTTTAAAGCATTATCAATATCTATATTTCGGCAAAGTAGCGTTATATCATATTCTTTATAAAATGTTTTACAAAAGTTTATAATAAACGTTTCAATTCCACCTATTTTATTAAAAAAATGTTGACACAACACTACTTTTTTCATATTTTACCTCTTACGCACTTATACTTCCATCATTAACTAAAACAACTTTTCTGCCTTGTGGTTTTGTGAATTTTGTTGCTAATCCAGTAATTTTTCCATGATATAATTCGTTAGCATAATCTAAACCGAATTGTCCAAAGATTTGATATTTCTCTCCTGCACCTGTTTTAGCAAGTAATTCTCTAAAGAAGTTACCTTTGCCTGGTACTGGTTGTTCAATAGGTCTTATTACCTCAAAGTTTACAAGTAATGCTGTTCCTGCTGGTAAGAATTGACCTAACATTAAGTCTACTTCTCCTAGAGGCATAATTAATTTTGTAATTTGGATTCCGTTTTCATTCCTTGTAGCTGGTACTACTGTTAATCCATTTTCTACAGCACTTGCATTTAATTGATTTAGAGATACTCCATCAACCATTAAAGTTAATCTTGTTATATCTCCGTTACTATCGTAAATTTTTTGCATTAAATCATTTACTAGCCAAATGTCTAGTGGTTTTCCTGCAGCAGCTACTACGTTTGTTGTAATGGCTGCAACCATACCTCTTGTTTTGTTTACTTTATCATCTGCATTAGCTTTATTATATGTTCCTTGAATACAAGTTTTTTCAAGACTTCTTGCGATTTTCTTTAATTTATTTGCTGTTTGGAAGTCTAATTCAGTTTTTGGATTCGCTTGTTGTCCTGCTATGTTTGCTCCTGATAAAGTACCCATATTAGACATTTTTGCATAAGATATTCCTATTGATTCTTGGAATATTTGTGTTACGTTTGTATTTTGACTTCTCGTAATTGATGTAGCATCTGGTGCTGTTAAAGAACCTTTTTCACTTATATTTGGTATATCTCCCTCTTCTGATGTGTAGTCTTGTCCTAATACGAACTCAACTGAATTTGTGTAAGCTGTTTTTCCAGCTATCATTGATAAGAATGGTGTTCTCTCATTTCCTTTGTTAAATAGTGCACCTGAATAGTTAGGTGTCGAAAAACTCATTGCGTAATTATCTGCCCTTTAAATCTCTCCTTTTTAATTTTCTTTTTTTATTTCTTCTTCTACAAGTCTTTGATAATAAACCATATTGTTTATATCATTTTTCTTTGTAGCTTCTTCCAATAATTGCATATATTGGTCTTTTTTGCTTGTTGTACTAAAATCAGCATTTCCTGCTGGTGGTGGTGTAGTTCCGTTTATAATACTATCTTTCATTTTTGTTGCTACATCACTTTTTTGTTTTGTTATTGTTTGACATATTTTTTCAGCTAGTGTTCTTGTTTTTTCTTCATCTGTTCCAACTATGTCCTCAATAAAGTCTGAATAATCTTCTTCTTTTAATCCAGCACTAGCAAATACTGTTTTTGCTGTTGCTGTACTTAATTTTTTTAGTGCTTCATTATATGCTTTTTCCTTTTCTTTAGCTTCTAATGTTTTCTTTTCTTCTTCTGTCATTTTTGACTTTTTAAATTCGTCATATTCTGCTGTTATATCTGCAATAGCCTTATCTTTATTAGCAATTGCTTCCTTATTAGCTCTTCTTTCATTTGCAACTACAGTTGCTGGTACATACGAAGTATCAACCATTTTTTGAATAGCTTCTACTTTCGCATTATCATCTAATTCAGCATTAGATAATAGTTTAACTAATTCCTCTTTCTCCATCTTCTTTTCCTTTCTCTCCACCTACCTCATTTTTTGCCAAGTGAGTGCTTGTATTGGTGTGGTTAGTGATACCCCCACTAACTAAGGTTTCTGTTGACTTGGAATCTTTTTTCCAAAAGTCCTTGCCAAAATAATCTTTTCCTTTTTGGTAAACATCATTAGGATCTGAAAACAAGTCACAAGTTACAAATGCTACTTCTGGTGGCACTTGTGCTGACATCATATTCATTAATCCTTGTGTTTTGACCAACAAGTTGTCTGATTTATTTCTTGTAAATTTAATATCTATATCACACAATCTTAATGTTTTAATTTGCTCATCTTTGTCTTTGGTCTTGTACTTGCAAATATTTAAGATTAATTTTAAAAACTTTCTCTCTGACTTTTTAAATGAAAGTTCATCTTGCCTTGCTCTTTCATCTGCCATTGTCCAGCCTTCTCCTAAAAGTCTAGCTTGTCCTGTATCTCCTCCGCTTGCTTTGTGGTTAAGCCTTGGAATACCTACAATTGACAATAAGCTTTCATATCTATCATCCGATACTACTTTTGTTTCTGTATGTGTTAACTGATTTGTTAATAACTTTACATCTGCTGGCTTCCCTGGGTCAGATGAAGCAACTTGTATGGCTCCATTTGCAACTAATTTCTTAAATGTTGCTAAATCTATTTCTTGGTTCACAAATACTAATAAACTTTGAATAAATTGGTCTATCCCATCTAAGTCTGCAGATTTGATTTTGTTTATTGCTTCTAAGTCCGACATTACAAGTTCTATTAAGCCCAGCCTTGAATTGTTTAATGGATATTCTATAATTCTTTGCCCTTTTATTTCTAAAGGGTATGCGTTGACCATTTTTTCACTAATTGGAATGCTTTGAGGCATTATTTTGTATTCTCCATTATCCTCTTTAAATATATATTTATCTGTATCTGTATATATTGTTACTACTCTATATTTAACAACTAATGGTATTTTATCATCAGTCATTATATGGTCCACAAAATAGCTTATATACCCTGAAAATAAGGGGTCTCCTTTTATGTCATTTGAATACACTACAAATGTTCTTCTTGGGTCTGGAACTGACAATTCAAATGGTGCATCATCTTCCTCACCTCTTCTATCCGCTTCAACCCACCTGTAAGCAGTACCACAAATGTACTGCCACTCGGCAAGTTCTTTGTCTAGACTTGCTTTATCTTCACTTTCCATGAATCTGTTAAGTAAAGATATTTCTGGGTTTAATGTTTCTCCTTCTTTTTCGCCTTTTTGAACATATTTGACTGGTTCTCCATACACATAAGATTTTTTAAACTCTACTATCTCAAAAGCATGGTTTTCTAATGTAATATTGTTTATCTCTGGTCTTACTATTTTCTTTTTGTTCAGAATTGGTTGTTTTCCTTTGTAATAATTGTATAAATAATCAATTTCGCCTGCATTAATTTCATGTTCTCTTAAAACTTCTGGTAGAATTTGAGCCAATGTTTTTTCATTTATTTCTTTCTTGGTGTATGAAGATAATAGTTTTCTTCTTCCAAAGTATTGCACTGTTTTTGGTGTATTTTCTACTTCAGTACTTTCAATTGGTTCTGACATTATTTCTTTTTCAACATTTTCTACCTTTGGTTCCCTTTTCTCGCCTCCATAAACAGAATTAGGTTGTAAACGGATTGCTCTCGAAATACAACCCATTCCTAAAATGGAGATGAATTAGTTTAGATACTTAATCCCTCCATATATTAATTTATGTATCTTTATCCCACTATCAAAATAGTTCTCCTACTTTCAACCTTACTATTCATACGTATTTTGTCAAGCTTTTTCGCATTCTTTTCGCGTTTTCCACTCCTTTTTCGTATACTTTTTACATTTCTGAACATATATTATGATATTACCATCTTTGTTCTTAACTCGAGTGACTTCTTGCATGTGTTTTAAAATTATGTTGCTGTATCTAAATTCTATACATTTATACTGATACATACAATTACTACAAATATTCCTTATACCTCCTATATATCTTTCATAGTAAATATGTGTGGATTGTCTAATATAACTTCATATAATGCTATTGCCAATTGATTAACAATTCTTTCATCTTGTCTTAAATCGTGCAAATCAAGTTTTTCAAGTATTCCATGTATTAATTCATGTAAGAATGTTTGATTTTGTTGCATCTGGCTAAATTTATTAGAAATTTCGATTATTTCTTCGTCATAATCGATTTTTCCATAGCACTCACTCGGAAGTTCAATTACTTGTTGTTTTTTTATTATTTCATATTCTTTATAACCTATCTTTACTTTATTTGATTTCATATTAAATCCCTAGCAAACTCCTATTTATTGCTTTTGGTTTGTTAGGTTTCCCCCTCTCTAATATAATTTCTGTTACGAACAATGTTCCACTATCTGGAGCATCATCATTTTTATTAGGATAGTCAAAACTATACGTCGTTAAATTCTTCATAAAACGTCCATAGTCACTATTTGGTTTGTATTTTGTCTTAGGTTTGAAATATATTAATTTTCTTAAGGTTCCTTGATTATCTTTTATTCTTTTTTCTTTTTTTACTGTACTGTACTTTTCTGTTATAGTGCAATAATATATTCCTCTATCTTCTAGCATTTTATCTAATAGCACTTTTAAAGAAGTATCTGTATTGTTTTCTATTACTAGCCAAGTAATATGATGTTCTTCTATTTTCGCAACAATTTCTTCGTATAATTCGGTCATTGCTTTTTTCTTAAAGATAACATCTATCATAAAATAAATTCTTCCATCTGTTTTACATATCGGCATTGAAACATTATCTTTACCACGCCTAGTTGTATCTAATACTGCTAATGAATAATTGCTATATGCCGGTGTTCCATCTTCATTTACTGGCAAATCATCAAAATGATTTAATAAATCATCTGCAAAATCAAGTCCTTCTGCTGGTATCGGGTCTTGTTGATACACGCAAGCCCATTGAAACTCATCTGTTACATCTCTCAACTGTCTTGCTTCTTCTGTTGTCATTACGGCCTTACAAGTTGTTTCATCGTTTTCGTCTAGTAATGGTACTCTTATTACTACTGTTGTTCCATCTTTGCTTTCCCATACATATTTAAACTTATCGCTTGGAACTAGTTCTGATATTGCTTCTCTATCTTGTATAATTCTATTTAAAATATCTTCCGGAGACCACATTGTACCTGCAAATATAAACTTTGTACTATCTCCGTCACGTCTATTAATCCAGTTTCCTGTCCATTTATTATATAGCCCTTGATGTATTGTACTGTCTGTTGCCTCTTCTGCACCTTTGGTCATATCGTCAAATATCATTGCCTTGTTGGCTCTTTTACCTGTAACCTGCCCATCTCTTGATACTGCTATATGTGAGGCTAGTACCGTACTGTCTTTTAACTTCCAGTTATATACCTCTTTTGTGGCAAATGGATTATCTCCATACTGTCTATACTCTGGAAATACATCTCTGAATCGCTTGTCTGTTATAATCTCTCTTACGTTTCTACTAAATCCTGCTACTAAGTCATCTGAATAAGACATTCTTATCACGGAATAGTTTCTGCTTATTCCATATAGCCAAGCTGTCCAATATGTTAATGTAACTGATTTACCAGCACTAGGGGGGTAAGAAGCTATTATATACTTTAATTTTTCTGAAAATGTAATCTTATTTAAGTAGAACAAAAAAGGCTTTAAAATGCCTCTTCTGCCCGCTAAAACCTTCTTTGAATTATTCATCTCCATATAATCAAAAAAGTGTTCTAACGACCTTCTGCCTGCAAATGCAAGTGTTTTTTCATATAAACTATAATATTGTGATTGAAACTCTAAACTACTATTTATAATTTTATTTTCTGTTGCTGGCAATAAAAATATGATTGCATATTTACAAGCATTTAGCTCAATATTTTTTCTATCTGGACTATTAACACCACTGTCAAAATATTGCAATAGCAACTGATACAAGTTTTCACACATTGTATAATAAGAATATTCATCTATTTTTTTGTTTGATTTTAGAAGTTTTATTATTTCTTGTATGGTATTCTCATAATCTTGCCTTCTATTTCCTCCAACTTTTTTATTCCTATTTCTGTTTTTGGCAAACCTATTAAATTTACGATGCTATATTTTGGCATATCTAGAGCTATTTCTAACCTTCTTGCCATAAATGGAGATATTGTAAGTTTTCCGTTTACTATGTCTGATATGGTATGTTTTCTAACAATTTCGTTATTGTTTGTTAATCCTAATTCGTTTAGTCTGTCTACTAAGGCTTGTTGTGTCATATTCTTTTTAATTAATATTAACTTAATATATGTACCTATATGCATTATTTACCTAACTTTCTAGCTCTTTTTTCTGCTTTTCTCTTTTTATTTGCTTGTGTTTTTGCAAATTGTTCTGCATACTTCCTTTTGCGTGTTTCTCTATTTGATTTATCGTGCAATCCCATCTTAATTACCTCCACATAAAAACTTTAGTCCCTTATCAGTTTTGCATTTTATTTCACTCAATCTAGCACATTTCTTAAATAATTTTTCACTATATTTTCTATTCCATATTTTATTTTTTTGTCCCCAAAAGCCTGTGGGCTCTATTATTTCTATTCCCTTTTCTAGTTCCCATTCTTTTATTGTCTGTTTTCGTTCAAATTTTCCCATAATAGTTCCTTTCTAATAAACACTATGTAATGATATAGTTTACTGCACTTTACGCTAATAGGACTTATATGTCGACATGGTTATTTTCCTATCTATTTCCTGTTTATCTAGCCTCATAAATGTACACTCTGTTCTAGCTTCAAGAAGCAAGGTAAGTCACCATCTTACGAGCTATATCACTACATACTATTTTTTTGGCGACAGAGTGAGGTGTCGAGCCCCAAGCATTTTACTGCTCCAACTGTTTTCAAGACAGTGTTCAAAGCCGTTTGAATTACTCTGCCATTGGCGACAACCTATGGACTTGCACCATATACCATATTAGGTACGCATTTCTTAGCAGGAAAGCTCCAAACTTTCTGGATTAAGTTGTCAATTTTTACTAGGTAACTAACTACGACCACCTCAGCAGTCTTAACATACCGCACTAGTTCAGTATATCTTTAATAGCAATTACCTATAATAAGGCCTGTGGCATCGGCGAAGGGGATTTGCACCCTTTATTCCTATGAGTTTCTTCTTCCTCGTGTATACCCTACTAAAGTTTACTCCTACATTGTGCTGCTTTTACACTATCGCCAATATATGGTTAAGGACTGATATATCAATCCTCGAATTGAACAGGTAATTACCTTGTTCAATATATCTAATGGTTGCGGAGGGTGGAGTCGAACCACCTTCCCAAGCTAAGGAGACTTGTCGGATACCGTTTCCAACACCCCGCGATATACAAACATATTATTAGAGTTTCCCCTTACAGTAGTTTTATCTTCTTAATTATTCAACCACCGAGAAAGCAAGTCTGAGCATAAAGTTGCGACCTCTATACTTCTTGCCCCGTTCTAGCTCGTACGAGATTGATTTCTCGTAAATTTCACCCATCATTCAGATAATTTTATATGTATTAACCAATCTAATACCTATTGTTCTGTAAGTTGTCTCGTATTGGGCTACTTTAACCTAGTTATGTCTTATAGTTCTCTTGCAAGAACATCACGAGAAATAGCCTTGTTTAGCATTACCTACATTGCTTCATATTTGCTAGATATGAGGTATAGGCTTATTGACTACTAGCCCATCTATTGTGGCTACGACAACTCTAGTGTTTTATTAAGCGATAAACCCTGCACATTGTCCATTATTAAGTTTTACCTCTCCTCTACATATATCTCTATACATAGAAAGCAACCTTACAAACGTATCCGTATGTCTGACTACTTATCGAACAATTCCAAGCTGTATGATATTACAGTTTAGCACTTGGGTAATAATATGTTTAATGGTACGTGCAATAGGATTTGAACCTATATCTTGCAGTTTTGGAGACTGCTGTTTTCCCAATTAAACTATGCAACGTATATACAGGAATTGCACAATACTAGAAGATTTATCTTCCAGTATTTATACAATACCAGAAACCTTTTCTACTCTTGGTAGATAGGTAATTTATTTCACAACCCTTTAACTATAAGAATAGTTAGTAGCTGTTGAAAACTAATTTAATTTTATACATTTATTCTCGAATTTTTTATAAGCATCGAAATACAATTCTTTTTTATCTCCATTGTATGTGCATTCATAATACATACCATCAAATAAAGTTGTACTCAATAATGCTTTATGATTTTGTAATGTTTTACAATACCAAACATCAAATATCTCAAACTCTGGAATATTATCACTCTTATCTAAATGCTCTTTTGCATATTTCTTCACTATTTCTTTACACTTTTCAATAAATTCTTTGCTTCCCATATTACTGAACCTCCATTACCCATTTTCCATATTCTGTTGCTATTTGATGTTCTATTCTGCAACCTCTTGCATTTTGCCATCCACTCATAAACAATACTGCATCAACTTTACCTATTGATTCAATAGATTTTGATAAATAATATAATGCTGTATCACAATCTTTTGGTGCTTCTTCTGCAAATATTGTATCTATTACTTCGTGTCCTTGTTCTGTTAATTTCTTTAATAATTCTGCTCTTTCAGTTCTAATTTGCTCTTCAGTTTTACCTTTCATCGGTTGACTAATCACTATTTTCATTTATACACCCTCCCTTGTTATTCCTTTTATTGCCCAGAATTGAGATTCTTCTAATTTTGTTAGTACAAGTGATGTTTCTCTACTAGGTTTGCAATTATGGTCTATCACATCATACATATTAGAAAATGAACTTCTAATTAGGTCTATTCTATCTTGCTGTTCTTTGCTTACTTCTACAAATTTTGCTCTATCATTCATTGTTTTTACCTCCAAATATACTACTTAATACACTTACCACTATTGCTGTGCATAATCCGTGCCAATATGTCCATATAAAGCCTATTTTAAATGTCCATACTATTAATGCTCCTATGCCCCAGAACACTAAACCTGACAATGCCAAGCCTAATATTATGATAAGTATTATAAACAATATTACTAATGTTACTCCTGTTGCTGTTCCAATTAAATTTCCTATTTCCCTAAACATTCTCTCCTCCTTAAATATTCTTTTATTCCTAAATCTATAATTTCTTCTGCTATGTCTTGGTCCAAAAATAGAAATCTAACATGTTTGTTTTTAGTCTCTACGTACTTCTTAGCATAGTCTATTAATGCTCTTTTTGTATCTTCATCATTTTTTTTTACAAATTGTTTGAATATAGTTTCTTGATAAGAATATATACTGCTGTTACAATCTGGTGGAATTAGCCCTTCGCTTGTTTCTTTTCCTTTTGGTTGGTACATATTATTCTCCTTTCATCAATATTGGAATATCACATAAAAGCTTATCAATCTTTGATATTTCTTCTTCAAGATGTTGAACCATGTCTTTATTGCCAAAACAATATGTGCTTTGCTTAACAAGATTAAATTTAAGTTTTGCTAATAATTTGCATAATTCCATGTAATCTTCTTCATTGTCCATAAAAATCTCCTTTAATTATAAAGTCTAGCCCATCTACTGTACTCAAATGTCTTTGATAAAGTCCTATTTACCCTAACGCCTCGCATAAAAATGTATGGATTCACTAAATAATTGTTTTCTTTGCCTGTTTTTACTTTTGCAAATATCTTTTTACTTACTAATTCTTCTACTGCTCTTGCAACACTTATGTCAGAAACAAAGTCGCATTTTCTTTTTATATCATCTAAAGTCAATTTAATACCATTATCAAAAGCTAAATATCCAGTATCATATCTGATATACTGCAACATTTCTAAACATACTGACATTTCTGCTGAAGATAGTTTCTCTCTTGCTAACACACTTGCTGATTTTAGAAAAAATTTTACATACATCTCCGTTTTTTGTAATTCATCGGTATTTTTCAAATAATCTATTGACTTTTTTCTTAAAATTCTATCTCCTTCATTAAGTTCTACATAGTTCCTGATAAAATCTCCCCTAACATATATCAAATTTGATATATATAACCCCGTTTCATATATCATTTTTGATATATGTACTAATTCTATATCCCTTTACTCTCCCTAAGTATTGAACTCACTTTTTTAAGTTTCAGTCCTTTTATTTCTATAATTCAATTATTTAGGTATAAAAAATGATTATCAAGCAAGCAGACTCGCCACTTACTCAATAACCTAGCTAGATTATTTACTTTAATTAGATTATATTAATTATTTGTACTATTTTCAATATTTATAGTTATATTTTCGCAAACGTTTCACTCTATTTTGCGACTTGGGAATTTTTGAAGAGGTAACTTAACCCCCTCTATACCTCTAAAAATAGGGGTAGGGTATACAACATTGCACAAAATTAATATTTGGCGTAATGTTTTAGTGTTTACGTTATCCCTTCAAACGCTTGCAAATACTGCATTGCAACGTTTTAATTAAATATTCAACAAATTATATGCCATATTTTATCTTAAATATATACCAAATGTAAGGTAACATAACCTTACACAAAACTAATACAATATATATACTTTGTAAAATACTACAAGATCATTTTAAAATATAATAAATTGATTTTGTAATAGTATGTACGCCCTATTGTCGAATAATGTCAGAATAAAATAGTTGTAATATGTATGATTCTAATATACAATAATATAAATAATATAATAAGGAAGTGTATAATATGGCATTGATAAAATGTAAAGAATGCGGGAAAGACATATCAGACACCGCAAAAGTATGTATTAATTGCGGAGCGAAAACAGAAAAAGCCAAAAGAGATAATAAAAATATAGTAAGATCAGGAATAGTAATATTAATAATTGTATTGCTTGCTAGTGTTATGTTTGCTATATATAATCATAACCCAAAAATAAAAGTTTGTAATAAAGCTATTAACATATTAGAAAAATATAGGAAAGATAAAATTGACACGCCTAAACTAATGAATGAATTGAAAACGTTATCAAATGAGGCGGAAACACTATCTAAAAAAGCTCGTAAAAGTGAAACTCAATTAGACTTGTCAAATATATCAATAACGTTGTATTTAATGTCATATGAGATATCTGATACTTATTACTATTGGAACAGTCACGCAGAAACAAACGACGTCAAAATTGACGAATATATAAAAAATATTAAAAAATTAAAGTATTAACCCCTTATTCCTTTAGGGGTTTTTTTATGTATAAAAATATAAAAAAGTGCACAATAAATATTGACATGTGTATATACATTGTTGTATAATAAGTATATATAAGTGAGGTGATTATATATGGCATTAACAAATAAAGAAAGACAACAGAATAGAACAATACATAATAAACAATACACAGCCTTTATTCCTAAATTTATTGCAACTCCATTTGATGAAAAGTTAAAAGAAAACAATAAAAAGTTTTCTGAATGGTTAAAGGAGAATATGGAAAAATATTTGAAAAAAAATTAAAATATTTTAATAAAATCATTGACATATGTATATACACGTGGTATAATATAATCAAGTTAAGGGAAAGAACAAAAAAAACTGATACAGTGTAAACCCTGAGAAAGTTACAACACTATATCAGCCCCAGAAAACCTCTCGAAAAGTGGTTAACCTCTCAAAAGTGGTTTCTATATTTAATATAACATAGAATGTAGAAAAAATCAACCACCTTTTGAGAAAAAAGAAAGGTGGTTTTATTTATGGAAATTAAAACAAAATATGTTGAAAAAATCAACGAAGAAAAACAAGGAATTGAACTTTATTTTAAAGAAATACCAACAAAAGAAGAACGCGAACAATTAAAAGCAAACGGTTACAGATGGCACAAGGCAAAAAAATGTTGGTACATTAAGCAAAGCAAAACACAGCAACCTATTGAATTAGGAACCAAAGAGATAGAAAACTCTTACAGTGGTTATGGTTGGAAAGGTGTAAACAGTGACAAACACTTGCCAATAGTCGAAATCGCGAAAATAATAAAAAAAGAATTAAAAAGGGTTTTCCCTTCTGCTACTTTTTCGGTAACAACTGAAGGTAATTGTTACTATAATGGTTTAAATATTTCATTAATGAAAGACACTAAAAACCCTTTAAATGATTATGAAACAGCAGTAAAAGAAGCTAGTAAGAGTTCAAAAACAAGAATTATTGAAGATTACAACAAATGGGTGGGTTTAAGTGATACTGATATTTGGGAAAGTGAGCAAAGGAAAAAAGAATTAAAAAACAGATTAGAAAATAAAAATATAACAATTAACCAATATCATATTGACAGCGACTTTGAGCTTTCAGAATATGGAAAAAAGATTTTTAAATTTGTAAAAGACTTATGCAATAGCTTCAATTACGATGATAGCGATTCAATGACAGATTACTTTGATTGCGGATTCTATCTTGAATTGAAAATCGGCAAATATGATAAAAATTTTGAACTAGTAGAAGCATAATAAAAGGGTTGAGCTAACGACCTAAAACGGGCAATTGACAAGTAAGAAAAATCACAAAAGAAAGGGATAAAAAATATGAAGAAAAACTATATATTAAATTTTAAAAGTTATATATTAGCAACGTTATACATTACATCAATTTTATTACTAATCGGAGAAATTAAGAACTTTGAAATATCAATAATATTAAAAATAATAGGCTTAGTGTATTTTTATATTTTTACTTACGTAAATATTATAAAAAACGACTAAACCACATAGCCTAAACAAATAATACAATAAAATTTCTTACTTGTCAATACTAAGAAAGGAGCACGATTTTAAATGGATATATTAGAGATTATACGATTGGCCTTTTTAAAATACAAATTATCAGGTCGCAGAAGCATGAATACTTTTATATTTACGCAAGCAAAAAACAATAAATTAACAGATGTACAAATAGATTATATTTTGGAAGATTTAGAAAAAAAAATAAAGGAATATCAGAAAAAGAACGAAAAAAACGCAGAATATAAAAAAGTAAATTTTACTTGCAACATTGCATAGTTAGTTGATATAATAGGAACGTAAGGATCTGGTTTATAATAATAAATAGATTTCAAAAAAAGAAAATGAAAATTTAAGCAATTAGAACGATTGCAAATATAAAAAATATTTAAATATCTAGGAGGTAAAAAAATTATGGATTATGTGGAAGAATTAATTTATTATTTTGAGGGAAATGATAAAGAGTTTAACGAATATGAGGCAAATTTGTTTTTAAATGATATATCAGGGGCAACACTAAGTACAGAAGAGATTGACAATATAATAAATGAATATAGAAAATTAGAAAATTAATTAAAATTAGGGGTATAATTAAAAAAATCAGAAAGGTTGTATATTATGGAAAATAAACAAAAAAATAAAGGACGTGAGGAACAAGAAGAATTAAAAAAGATTGAAAAAATCGAAAGAAAAAAAGAGCAAGAAAAAGAGCAAAAACAATATGAAAAAGATTTGTTAATAGCCTGTTATCACGATTTAAAAAATTCGTTTGATAGAGTGTTTGAAAGAACAAATCCTAAAAATGAAATGGAATTAAATGTATTGTTAGCGCAATTTTATAATATAGAAACTAGAAAAGAATATACGAAAACATTTGGCACAACTGTTATACAACAAGATTATATTGATAAAATATATGATAAAACATTAAACGAAGTTTGTAACAAATGGAAAAATAATTTAAAATATATTGAATTGCAACAAATTAAAGAAGAAGCAAAAAAACAAGAAGAAATAAATAAATCAACAGCTTTAAAAGTTTTACTTGGCTTTGTTTTCGCCGCTTTCCTTATTTGGGTTTTAATAAAATTCGCTTTGTTTGCTGGCATAATATTGGCGATTATAGTATTTTTAGTGATTCTTGGTTGCGCAATGAAATAATAATATATTTAAAAGAAGCTTTTTGCTTCTTTTTTTGCGTTTCTTACCATTCCTATTTATTGGCATTTTAAACCTTTTTACGTCTTTGACAAGTACTTGTATTAATTGCAAAAATAAACCGTTTAAAACCAATTCTCGTGGCTCGTTTTTCTTTAATTTTTCAACATTTCCGTTGATTTGCTTTGTTCCTTTATATTTGTAAAATTCCTGTAAAATATTTCACCTTTTATTCTCTATTTTATTGACATTTTAGCAATAATATTTAAGTCAAAATCTTTTGCAGGCACCTTCAAAAAAACTCAACCTAAAATCTTTTTCCAGTGCCTTGTCAAAATTTTCTGATATGAAATCTTTTTCCAGTCAAAATCTTTTTCCAAATGTTTTCTTAATCAAAATCTCTTACTTTAATCTTTACTATAATTCTTTTTCCACACCTGTCTTGTAATTCTATAACTGGTCTGCCTACTACCCCTTCACTATTTGCTGTCCCTATACTAGACTTCGGTTTACTCTTTACATAATTAACTGCTTCTTGTAGTGTTCCCTCTAGTATTATTGGTACTATATCTATACCAAAATATTTTGATATATCTTCTACACTTTCTCTTGATTGGTAATTATCTGCTATCATCACATCAAACAAGATGAAATCTTGTCCTTTCCTGTATAATCCTCCATTTTGTATTTTTTCTCCGTAACTTTCTCCATATAAAATTACTTCTGTTTCTCCAAACTTTTGCTCAAATAATTGCTCATTTGTTTCTCCTCCAAATAGTTCTACTAGCCTATTCATTAAATTTGCTGGTATCTGAGCCTTGTCAGTTCTTCCATAGAAACTTACTCTATGTCCATCCCAGTATATTCTTATGTTTGTTCCATCTATCTTTTCAGTAAATTGCCATTTATTATCTTTTAAATATTTTATTGCTTCATTTCTGTATTTTCCTTCAACTAACTTTTTTGTTTTTTCATCTCTTTCAAAAAGAGTTCCTATTTTATGGTATTCTTTTAACATATTTACTCTCCCTCTACTTTATAATCTTTTTTACTTAATTCTATTGTCTTTAAACTTTTTCCAGCCTTTATAGCTTCTATCATTGAGTTTATTTTTGTTATGTCTGTTTCACTTTTATGTTCTATTACTATTGGCGCACTTGCCTCAACTAGACCGTGTGCTGTCTTTCCTCTAAACATTGTTGTTATATTATCAACTTCTTTTAATTGTGCTGATGTTAGCATATTCTCTCTTATATAGTCATCTATCATCAGCATTACTTCTTGTTTTGCTTCATCTGGAGAAATCAAATATTGATTATATGTCGCAGTTGATATCCCAGCAAAAGCACAAAAGTTCTCTTTACTTGGTGGATATTTAAATTTTTGATTTACTTTTACTAATGCTTCTCTATAATAATCAAACACTATTTGCATTTGCTCGGCGGTATATTTGGGTTGTTTTCCTATCAAATTATGTGGTCTTAATAATTCATTTATTTCAATACTGCTTAATCCTCCCACATCTTTTTTTAAACTTATTTCCTGCGTTAACGCTTGTAATCGTTTCTCCATATATTCCGGCAAATTGTTTTTAAATTCTTCTAATATTTGATTTTCCCCTGCACGCACAAGCTGTTCTTTTTTCTCTTGTTGTTGTTTTTCTACTTTCTTCTCTACTATTTTTCTTCCGCCTTTTTATTCCACCTCTTCTTTATATTTGCATTTCTTCTTGTTGCATCCTTTTTCCATTATATCTTTAGATTCCAAATAACACTTATGTAATATACAATATGCTACTGCTCTATGTCTCTCACTTATGCGACCATATAAGAATATTTCTTTGTCTTTAAATGTCTTTATTCCTCTTCTTATTGTTTTTCTAAAATTCATACTTTCCTCCTAGAATGGTAAGTCATCTCCATTGTATTCGAATGAAAAATCGTCTTTCTGTTTTTCTCTCTTAGGCTTACAATATCCGTCTTCTCCTTCTTGTAATATTTTAAACTCATTTATAAAATATTTATCATAATATTTATATTTCTCTTTTCCTTTTTCATTTAATTCATTTGTTTTAATTCTATAACAACTATTCCAACCATTTAGTACTTCTATTACTGTTCGGTTTTTTAATAATACATCTTTTTTGAATTGAATTGTTTTAGACATAAATATATCTTTTTCTGTTCCGTCTTCTTGTAATTCTCTTCCCTTAATGTAGATTTTATATCTACCCTGTTCATCTTTATATATCGTTAGCTTACTCTTTTCTGCTCCTATATTAACACTCATTATTTATATCTCCTTCCAGAACATATCCTATTCCTCTTATGTTCTTAATTTTTATATATTTAAACACCTTTTGATTAAGCAAACTTACATGTTTTCTAATTGTTTTTTTGATGTATGTATCTAATTTGCAATTATAAAGCTTATTTGCAAACTCTTCAAAGCTCACTACTTTATCCCCTTTATTGTATAATATCTTTAATATTTCTCCTTGAGTTGCAGTTAAATATATCGTTTCCCCTTCTAATATTATTCTGTTAGATTCAAAATCTGTTCTCATTTGTACCTCCTCACATTAATTTTCTAAGATCTTCTTTTTTCACTGCTATAAAGAAATTTCCTAAATTAAAGCTTATTATCTCGTCTTCGTCTATAACACTGAATTTCTTCTTTATTACAGTATCATTCTTAATTATTACCATTTCTATTGTATCTTCTGTTCCCATAGATTAACCTCCATTTTCTTGTTTTATTACTTCTTCAATAAAATAGCCTAACTTTGTTATCTTTTTTAAATATTCAAAATTCATTGAATTTTCTCTTACTAATGTTCCTTTTAAGCTATCTCTTAACAATTTTAAATCATCTATAGTCAACATTACCTCAATTTTATATTCTTCTTCACTCATTTTATTCTCTCCCTTCTAGTAGTTCTTGTAAAATTTGTATTGTGTATTTTAAATCACGTTCTTCTAAAAACATATAATAATATTTGCTATATTCATCTTTTTCTAATTCTTCTATCTTGTCTTTTACTTTTTGCTTTGGAATATTATTTCTCTCGTATTCATCTAATTTTTCTAAATAGTCGTTATAAACAATATTTACATCAAATTGTTTTAAACTTAACTTGTTTTTTAATTCTTCATTTTCTTCTTGTAATTGTTTTATGGTTCTTCTAGTTAATGTATTATCTCCTGCTAATTCTTCAAGATATGCTTGTGCTTCCTTATCCAAGTTTCTACATCTGTTATTTAATTCTTCATTCTCTTTTCTTAATTCTTTAATTTGTTGTTTTAATTTTTGTTCTGTTCCATAACTTCCTTGTTCTAAATTATTCCATTCTTCCCAAGCTTGTTCTTTTTCTTCCTTTAATATTTCATTCTCTTTTAATACTCTTTTATAATCTGATAAAATATGTTCTAGTGCATTTATAAAAAATGTATATATTTCTTTATCTGTTTTTTCATTAAACAATTCTCTATCTGATTTCATTGTATTTATAAGTTTTTCAACTATTTTTATATCTTCTTCTATACTATTTCCTATGCTACCGACATTTGTGTCGTTACCATCACTATTTTCTTTCACTTAAAGCACCTCCTCTTCTAGTTCAATAACTTTTGCTATTTTTGCTCCACATTTAGGGCAATAATTATAACTATTATCTTCTGGTGTTCCATATTCAAAGTACCACTCTTCTTTACAATTACTGCACTCATATATAATATAATCATAATCATCTTTTTGTATAAAATTACATTCTTCCACTTAAAATACCTCCTAAAATATAATAAAATTATGAATACTATCTGTATATTCTTTATATTCTCGCCCCTCATTTATAGATATTTTAAAATCATATTCGCTATTTTCTATTACTGTTTCAATTTTTGTTACTATTCCACTATGTTTGCCATCTTTTGTTGTTAATCTATCTCCAATATTAAATCCTCTCATTTTATCCTCCTATCTTTTTCAAATAGTCTTTCATAAATTCTTTTTGCTTACCCGTCATTTTAATTTTAGTATAAATACAATTTTCACCATTTGGTAACATTCCTACACTTATTGTTTTAGCTTTCTCATATTGATTTATAAAATCATTAAATATTACTTTTATTATTTCTTTATTTTCTATCTCATCTGCTGCTTTCATTATGTATCACCCCTCTCTAATTTATAGGAAATAAAACTATACATTTTTGTGCTATATCTTTATTAGCTTCATATATTTCTCCCTCAAGTTCATTTTCATCATCTATATATTCTTGATTTAAAAATTGCCCACTCCAAGTATTTTCTGGAATATAATAACCTCTTCCAAAGCCTAATGTTCCTTCAAGTGGACTATAATAATTTCCTTCCTCATCGGCACTTAGTATAACTTCTGCATTTTCATCTTCTAATTTCAATTTTTCTATTAACTCTTTAACTTTCATATCTTATTTACTCCTTTACATCTACTATAAATTCTCTTATAAATCTGTTTGCGTATTCTGGTGCTATTAAACTTCTTTTTGCTCCGTGGATTTGTATGTCCAATGTTTTTCTTCTTATTCCAGCTATAGGATTCAAAAATCATGTTGTATTTAGGTTCACAATTTATGAACCAATACTGCGTTGGTTTTTTAAAATAATCTCCACGCAAAGTTCTGTCTTTATCTACAATTTTGCTTGGTATAGCCCAATATTTGACTAAATAGTGCGTTGTTGAATATGGATTTTCAATTATTAATGGTATTTTCTTTCTAATGCACACTATTGCTAATTTTGTTATCGTTTCATACATCAAATCTAATTCTCTATGTAATTTTAGGTCATATTCTAGTTTTTGTTCATCTGACCATTTTTTTAACGAATTACAAGTTCCTCTAAAATGCAGCTCAATTTGATTCTCAAATCTTACGCAAGGGAAAAATGCTAAAATCATATCTTTTTCTGTTATGTTGTCAAATATACTTTCTTTGTCTAAATATGCTTGTTCTATTTCTACAAATAAATCACATATATAATCTGTCTCATTAAATTCATTTTGTATGTCATAATCTATTGCTTCATAACCAAGTTTTTTAAATTCGTTTTTAAATGTTCCACTTTGTTCAAATAAACAATAATACATTTATCTATTCTCCTCCTAATAACTCGGGATTATCTGTAATGTTACCGATTACTTCACATTCAAAAAATAACCCCCAACCATAATTACAATATTTTTTATAATCTTTTTTATCTATTATTTCAATATCCCATTCTGCTCCCCAGTACTTAACTTTATCTGGTTCACTAACAAAATTTTTACCACATAAAACTTGATATTTTACAATTCCTCTTAATATTTTACTTTTTGCTTTTTGTGAAAATGGTTTATCTTTTAAAGGTTGAGTTAATATTATATCTCCGTTCATATATTTCTTTTCCGGTTTTTATCGTATAATCCGAGTAAATTGTCCTATTGTATCTATGTCTATTTCTATATCTTCAATTGAGAAACAACCATTTAAATCAATAGTTTGTCTTATAAAATAATTTCCGTTTTCATTAGTCCAATAATATCCATAAACCCATTCTCTAGTTCTTTTAGATTTTCCTCTAAATTTTATCTCTCTATTCATCTTCTCCTCCTACTCCTCAATATCACTTATTCCTAAATAATCTAGCATATCTGTATAACATTCTTTGCACATATTACATAATTTTCGTGGAGAGTTTCCATTTTTTGCGACCGAAACAGTTATTCTGTCTAATGTAAAATTTCCACATCTTACACAAAATTTTTTATTGTTGCTTTGTATATTAAACATAAATTGCTCAAATTCTTTTTTGTTCATGTTCTTTATATCTTCAAAATTCATTTTCTCCTCCTACTTTATAGCAGTTAGCCATGTAGCTTTCTTTTGTTAATATTGTTTCTATATCTTTTTCTCCTATTTCTCCATGTATTTTACAAAATATTCTATGTCCATTTACAAAATCTCCAACTTCTATTAGGTCTATTAGTTGTTTGCTATGGTTTGCTATATTAGATTTAAAACCACCCATATTGTTGTCATATCTATAATAGAAATAATCAGCAAAGTTTGTGATATATCTATTTTCCTTAATTTCAATTACCTTGTGTATTTCTCCATTTTTTGTTCTCACATAATCTCCAACTTCTATCTCACTCATACTTCTTCTCTCTCCTTCCTTAACATATACACAGTGTCCTTTAACGATTCTATTTCTATGTCTTTATTTTTTAATTCCTCTGACTTATCCCCTGCTAATATTCCACATACATACCCTATCATGAAACACACTATTACTATTATCACTACTCTTATACACTCACTTATTTTATATATTCTCTTATCATATATTTTCATATTTCTCTCCTTTATTCTCTTTTCTATCTATATTTTGGTGGGCGACCTCTTGCTATTTTGTTTGTTATGAGACTTAATTCATCGACTTTAAAGCATTCTTTGTAGCCATATATCATTTCTTTGTATAGATACATATTTTGGTTGCATTGCTGTATCAATATGTACTCATGTCCATCTTTACTTATTATCTTCGGTATTCTCATATTCTTTTATCTTTCTCCCAGAATAATATTCGTTGTACATTTGCATCCAATCATCTAGCCTCATTGTTACCAACCAATCTTTTCTATTTTTTCTGTGAAATACTGTAGGGAACTTATTGTCTTTTGTATTTCTTACTGCTTGTTCAATTGCTTTATCTATATTTAACCTTTCAACTCTTTTGCTTTCAATGTGTATATAATCAAGTCCTACTACATCATCTGCTTGTCCAGTATTCCCACAAAACTGTTGTGTTCTTCTACAGTTATAACCGTATTCTTTTAATTTATTTGCTAACTCTCTTTCTCCTGCACTTCCGCTTTCTTTTACTGTTTATTGCCATTTTTCTTTAGCTCCTCTCGTAATTTTTCTTGCCAATTTTCAATACCCTGTATAAAGTTTTTACATCTCATTACTGGCTTATAATTTTCGTTTTCTTGTTTGTTACAACCCATACAATAGTAGCAAAGCGTATTCTTTTCTATTTGTTTCATAAACTAGTCCTTTTTAAATATTTATCTATTTCTTCTGCTATTGCCCACATGTTTACTGTTATTCTTTTTTCTGCCATTAGCTTTCTGGCACTTTCCGTATTTACTTTTTTATAGCAATAAAATTCTCTGCAAATCAATGGTCTTACTTCATATATCAAGCACTTTTTCCCATTATAATATGGACAACTTAGTCTATTTTGCATTACTAATATTTGTGTTTGTGGTCTTATTTTGTTCTCAATTACGTATTTTTGTATTTCATTAATTTCTTTTTGTGTTACTGGCAGAAAGTTAGTACAACATTCTCCACATTTACTACAATTCCCACAAATTGAATTATCTGTTATTTTTACATTGCCTTCTATAATATTCTTTATTATCTCTGTTATAGTTGTTTCCCTTAGCATTTTTCCCTCCTTAATACTGTGTTATATGTTCCATATTCTCTGAAACCATCTCCGCTAAATAATATCTCTTGTAATCTGTTCTCTCGCCATATCTATTAGTGTTGCTTTCCCATTCTGTTTTAAATTCGTAGCCCTCTTTTTTGAGTTGGTCTATTCTTGCTCCTAGCTGTGTTATTCCTAAATCTGCGTATGCCTCCCAGCTAGATATTGAACCAAATTCTCGTATGTAATTTATTATTCTATCTTTTTGTGTTGTTTTCATTTGTATCATCTCCTATATATTTAATTAACCCTAATACTATGTATTTAAGTATTCTCGCTCTATTCACATTGTCAAAACCAAGCAACTGTTTCTTATTCATTTCTAACATCTCATTACTCCTTTAAATTCACTATTTGGTTTATTGAATTTCATATAAACTTTTCCAACTTCTCCTGCTCTTTGCTTTGCAATTTTAACTGTTATATCGACAATGCTATCTTCCTGTTCTTTTTCTTGATATAAAAATATTACATTGTCTGCATCTTGCTCTATAGCTCCACTTTCTCTTAAATCTGCTAGGCTAGGCTCTTGCCTTGTTGCATTTCTGTTTAATTGACATATACCAATTATCGGAATTTTTAAATCTAGACTAAGTAATTTTAATGTTCTTGTTATATCTGCAACCTCTTGCTCTCTATTATTGAATTTGCCCTTGTTTTTGATTAGTTGTATGTAGTCTATTATCAATAAATCAAGCTTATTTCGATTTTTCAATTTTCTTGCAATCGTCTCTATTGCTTGAATTGTTGTTGCCTTAGTTATTAGATTAATCGGTAGTTTAGATATCTCCGTGCTAGCCTTTGCTATCTTTTCCCAGTCATCATCTTCTATTGTACCCATTCTCATCTTATAGCTATTAACTTTAGTTTTGGTTGCCAATATTTTCTGGATTATCTGGATATCCGACATCTCTAAACTTATTATTGTTACGTTTTTGCCTTTCTCTGCTATCTTTGTCGCTATTTGAAGTGCAAATGTTGTTTTTCCTACTCCTGGTCTTGCTCCAATAATGGTTAATTCTTGATTGTGTAATCCACAAATTTTATTGTCTAGATCCATTAAACCTGTGTACAGCGAGTAATCATTTTTATTGTTGTAGTTCTCTTCTAGCGCACTTACTGTATTCAATACTTGTTCGCTAAAAGTCTGTTCTTTTTCGTTTAGTCGTTCTATACTATTAATCTGTTTTATTATGTTCTCTGCTAGTACATCTATATTTTCCGCGTCTGCTATTTCGTTTACTTTGCTTTGCAACAAATCAAAAATTTTACGTTTCTTTGATAAACTTATTAATTCGTTATATACATTCTCTGCACTCGATGTTCTTACAAAATCTCCTAACGAACTTATGTATTCTAAAACTTGACTACCATTTGCTTTAATTTTTGACTTAATTGAAAGCATTGAAATTTCTTTCTTTTCTGCCCTTAATTCATTAATTGCCTTTATGATTTTTTTGTTTCGTTCGTTAATAAAATCTGTTTCATCTAATGCATATTGTTCTTGTTCAAAAATTACATAATATAGCATTGCTCTTTCAAGTTCTTCGTCATACATTTATTCTTCCTTTCTTGATTAAATCTTGTATTGTTATCTTTTTCTTTACAAGCAAATCATATTCTTCTGGTGTTAACCCCGATATGTCTATCTCTTTGAGTTCTTCTTGTTTTGCCTCTTCCTTAATCTCACTTTTTGAGCTATTTCGCATATTATTTGTTTTTAGTGGATACACTGTTTGCCAACCATGTTCAATAGATTGATTCAATATTGCAATCTTTTCTTCCTCTAAGTTCGTCAACTTTTCCAAGTTTCTAAACAACAACTCTAAGGCTTTTGAAGTCATTGGTTTTTTTATTGTTTTTCGCATATCTATAAAATCTCTAACAGTAATTTCTAGCTCTTCTGAACAATTATTTTCGGCAAGAACTTCTTCAAAGGTTTTTCTTTTTTTATTTTTTTCTTTTTTTATATTATCATTATTATCATTCTTTTCATTCTTGTTTGTTGTTATTTGTTTGTTATTTGTTTGTTGATTGTTTGTTATTAAATTGTTAAATTGTTTGTTATTTTGCTTGTTATCTTCATCTATTTCAAATTGATAATTATTGAATTTTTCAATAGTTATCAAAGTGTTTTTGTTTGTTGTTTTTATTGTTATTTCGTGTGTTGATTTTAGCTTTTTAAGTGCTGTCCTTGTCTGTTGAATTGTTAAACCTACATCATCTGCAAGATGTTCTATTGATGTTAGCTTTTGTCCTCTTAAAATAGTTTGTCCTTTCCATTGTTTTTCTTTGTGGTTAGCAGTTAGTAAGAGATGAAGAAATACTACTTTTACATTTATGTCGTTGTACCATTCCCAATCAACTAATTTTCTATGTACTTTTATCCAACCTTCCATACTATCTGACCTCTTCATCGTTTTTTTGTACTACTACTGAATAATTATGTTTTAATGATATTTTTAATAAAAAATCTAATTCCTCTTGGCTTACATCGTTATATCTAATTCCATCTGCTGAATTATATATATAATCACATACATTATCTGAATTTATAATAAAAACACTGTACATATATTTCTCCTTTCGTAAAATTAAAGGGCTAGTTTTTTGTTGCCTAGCCCTGTTGTTATAATCCTAATTCTTTTAA